GGAGGACCTCCCTAAGTTCACCGTAGGGCTAGAGGAGTGGTTCCTTGAACTAGGGTTTCGTATGATTGCGGAGCCGCCAGTTCGAGATATAGAATCCATTGAATTTTGCCAAATGCACCCTATCCAAACCGCCAACGGTTGGACGATGGTACGCAACATCCCGGTAGTTTTGCACAAGGACTTGTTATGTTTGATTCCTATTAGACGGTCGTCTGAATTGAAGGAGTGGGTTGGGGCAATTGGAGCTTGTGGGCAGAGTCTCACGAAAGGGGTTCCAATCTTGTCAACTTTCTACTCCCAACTTCGACGACTCGGTACGGTGGAGACGAACTTCGCTAAAGCTATGTTGGCAGCATCTGGTACAGCACAGATGAATAAGGGTGAGATGGGTCAGGCAGAGATCGTTTCACCTGAGGCTCGATATGGGGTGTGGAAAGCCTGGGGTATTCTGCCAGATGCCCAGGTGGCCATGGAGGGGTATTACTCACGATTAAGGATTGAGTATACCACTGATGTGGTCGGTGGTTACGATGAACTGCCTAACCCGACGCTCCACTGAGTTCTTTGCTCTAACCAACCATTTACTCAACAACTACCATGACCAAACAACGAAAAGCGAACCGTAGCACCCCACAGGTGAACCAGACAACTGGAGGGGTTATGCGAAAGCGCACAACTAAAACCAAGGGACAGGCGCCGCAAGTTACTAAACTGCCGCCACTTCCAAGCATTTATCGTGTCAGTGATGACCACATGGCTATTCGTGTTCGTAACACGATTAACCTAGTCAATACCGCTGCAGGGTTTGCCTCTTATCTCATGATTCTGAAGCCTCAGACCATGTCACTATCTTCAGGATACTTTTCCCTAGGGACTGAGTTTCCGATTTTGGCGTCGATGGCTGAACATTACTCACGATTCATGATCCGCGGGTTCTCCGCCACTATGGTGCCTACTACGGCTGCCACTGGTGGCGGGTACGTGGCATTGGGTTTCGAACCAGACGATTCCTCTGCCTCTGGGCCCCCTGCTTCCTTATCGGATGTTACCAATGCGGTACATTCTGATGTCGCGCAGGTCACGGAGCAAGCAAACATCACGTTCAATGTGTCAGATTATTTCAATGACTGGAAGTCAACCTATGAGAAGTCCGGAAATCCAGACTCGCTGTCTCAAGCGGGTGTGGTCCAATTCTGGTCCTCGAACTCCAATGCCATCTCCACTGGAGTGGCTTTGGTGCAGGTGGAATTAGATATGCATTTCGTGGGCTATCGTAAGCGATAGGCTCTTTACTCGACGGGAACAGGACAACAAAAGAAAATAAACATACAATAAATCAGGCAACGACCA